GAACGCGACGGCTTGGTCGGCGGCGGCGGCGGGGAGACGGATGCGCCGGCACGGGGTGAGGTCCTCGTACCCGGAGAGCGTCAGGCCCGCCTGGTCGATCTCGTCGGTGTCGAGCGACTTTGCCGCGGTGTCGCCGGTGTCGTTCATGTGCTGGAGCACGATGCGGAGAGCCGAGTTCATCGTCGCCATGGGTGCCTCACTTCCGGTACGCGGCCAATATCTCGTCCGCGGCCTTGTTGATCGAGTCCACGAGCTTGCGGTCGTAGAACTGGAGCGGCCCCTCCGTGCAGTTGGGGTGGACCGGTCCGATCACCGGCCCCCAGTCCTCGCGGGGCCGGTCGAAGTTGCCGCCGTCGGCCTCGCGGGCCTCGACGTAGGAGAGCTTGTACCGCGTGGGGTTCGCCGGTGGCCCCCAGATGCGCTTGCAGTCGTTGCAGGCGCGGGGCGCGGCGAACTTGTAGACCTCGGGGTCCTTGATCCCGGCCTCGGCGGTCTGTTGCCGGAGGGCCTCGTACGCGCCGTGCGCGTGCGCGAAGGCGAGCTCGGTCCGCGCGACGCGCTCCATGTCGTTCTGGAGGGTGCGGTTCGCCATCGCCTCCTGGACGGCCGGCGAGACGGCATCGGCCCCATGCTCGCGCACCGCCTCGCGGTCCGCCGCGGGATGCGCTGCCACCGTCGAGGCGGCGTCGCGGAGCGCCCGCGCGAGCTCGCGGTGCCCGTGGGCCTTCTGGATCGCGTTCGTCGTCGCTGCGCGGAACGCCTGGAGCTCGGCCAGCGTCAACGCCCGCTGGGCGGCGTTGGTGCACTGCTCCACCGGGCGCCGCATGAACACCTCGCCGCGCCGCTGGACGTAGGCGAGCGCCTGCCGATCCCGGTCGGTGAGCTCCACCCGGAGCGCGTCACGCACGATGCGGTCGAGCGGCACGGCCTCGGCCGGCTTCACCCGGTGCACGTGGAGCATGTCGAGCCCGCGCCCGAGGCGGAACGCGAGGTCGATCAGGCTCGGCTGCTTCACGCTCGGCTCGACGAGCCCGGCGTCCACCAGGCGCCGGAGGCGCGGGAGGTCGGCGGTGTGACCGGCGAATCGAGCGAGCACGGCGACCTGGTGGTCGCGGAACAGCTCGAGGAGGAGCGCCTCGTTCGTCGAGGTCATGGGGAGGAGCTTCCCGTCGCGGAGGAGCCGCTCGATCTCGCGCACGAGCCGCTTCCCGAACCGGTCCCAGTCCCGCCGCGCCTGCTGCACCAGCGTCACGAGCTCCGGGTAGCGCGGGTCCGGCCCCTCTCCACCCTTCGGGGTGGACGCCTTGCGGAGCTCCTCGGCGTCGAAGCCGACGTGCGCGCCGAGTGCGGCGAACACCGCGGGGATGTCGCAGGCGTCCACGCGGTCGAGGTTGGTGCGGACGTGGATCACGTGCTCCCCGCCCGGGGCGTGTTGCACGCGCGCCTCGACGTGGACGCGGGGAATCACACGCCCTCGCTACCGGGGGCGGGGACCGGCGCGGCGCGGGCCACGGGTACGCGCAACCGATGCTGGGCCGCCGGGTCCGTGTCCTCGGCGTCGGCCGCGCGGATCGGCGCCGGCGCGATGCTCGGGCTCGGCATCGCGGGAGCGGCCGGGCGCTGGCCCGCCTTGCGCCGGGCCGCCTCCTCGGCGAGCTTGCGCAGCGACGCCTGCACATCGTCCGCCCGAGGCGACGTGGAGGCGGACCGCACCACCCCACTGGGGCGCGCGGTGTCGCCCACGATCGCGACCGAGTACAGGCCCAGGAGCGCGAGCACCACCGCGTCCGAGGCCGGCTGGCCCCCGCGCACGGTGACGATGGAGTTGAACACGACGAAGGACGTGGCGAGCGCCACGAGACCGACGCGAACGGGGACGAGACGCTGCATCCGAAGCACGTGACACCTCGGGCGCCAGCATAGCCCCGGTGGCTACGGCTGGGGAGGGTCCACCTCGGCGTACCAGCCAACGAAGGCCTGGGGCACGGCCCACGTCTTCACGCGGAACGGCGCGCCGTCGTGCACGATCTCCACCTCGGCGAGGGGCTCCACGAGCACCAGGCGCCCGGCGGCGTCGGTCGTGACCGAGCGACACCTCACGATCCGCTCGGTGCCTCCGACGAGCACCTGCACGAGGAACACGCGCTACACGTCCGAGGTGTAGCGGACGCGGTAGGTGTCCCCGCTCTGCGTGATGTCGCCGAACACCTCGATCTTGTTCGCGCCGTCGATGCGCCACTCCCCGGCGTTGGCCGGCACGCCGGCGACCTTGCGCATGTTGTCGATCCCGCCCTTGAGCAGCGCGAACCCGTCGGCCGCGTTCGCGTGCGCCGAGGGCACCTTGGGGAGCGCCGCGTTGGAAGTCGAGGTGTTCGACCCGCCGTTGTAGGTGAACTGGTTGGCCGGGATGTCCTGCACCGCGAGCGAGAGCGGGAGTCCCTGCCCGCCCGCCTGCACCCGCGTCCCGTTCGCGCCCACGGACAGGCGCCCTCCGGCCGTGCCGTCGAGCTTGATGGCGAGCCCACTCGCGTCCACCAGGAGGCTCGTCCCGTTGAGCTTCTGGGTGAGGTTGCCCCCGCCGTCCACCTGGAGGCCTTGCCCCACCTGGAGGAAGAGCCCGTTGGCGTCCACGGCGATCCCGCCGTTGGCCTTCCTCTTCACGTCGAGGTTGCCCGAACCGTCGAACATGAGCCCGCCGTTAGCGACGGTGCGGGCCTCGACGCCTCCGTTGGTGAGGCCGATGCCCTGCCCGGCCTTCACGCGCAGCGCGCCGGCGGTGACCTCCAGGCCAGGCGTCGCGGCGAGTCGGAGGTCCTCGGCGTTGAACTGGAACGCGGCGGGCATACGTCCTCCTCCTACAGGTGCCGGTTGACGCCGTTGTAGGTGATCGTGAAGCCGTCGCCGATGCCGGCCCCGACCACGATGTCGTCGATGGTCGCGGCGATGCGGCAGCCGTCGATCGGCTGGTGCTTCACGACCGACTTGGCGAGGAGCGTGTACTCGTCCTCGAGCACCCACTCCTCCACGATCGCGTCGCCGTTCTCCTTGTACACGCCGATGAGCTTCCACACCTTGAGGGTGTAGGTCGTGACGCCGGGCGGCATGATCACGGCCCACATCGCGCCGTGGTGGTCGAGCGGCCCCACGCCGTCCTTCCATCCGTCGGGGTCCGACTCGTTGGCGACGATGCCCTTGCGGAACACCTTGCTCCAGCTCCACCGCCGCGCGTTCCCGCGCTCGGTGGTCGGGCGGCTACCCTGCTCTCCAGGCTTCGGCATGATGACCTCCGGCGGAACCTACTCCGTCCACGACTCGACGTACACGGTGACACGGCGCTTGCCCGACGGCGAGCCCAGGCGGCCGCGCGAGCCCTTCGCCATCGGCTGCGCCCCGCCGCTGGGCGGCGTGGGCTTCGACGGCCCGGGCGCGGCTCCACCCGGCCGCTGGCCCATGCCAGGCTGCTGGGGCGGCGCGCCGAACGGCGTGGTGGGCGGCTTCCCGCCGAACCCGTCGTCGCTGCCGTCGTCGGGCTCTCCGAACCCGTCGTCGGGCGGCTGCTCGGCGTTCGGGTCGCCGTTCGGGTCGCCGTACATCGCCTGCTGCGCCTGCTGGGCCTTCATCTGGGCCTGCTGCTGCATGGCGCCCACGAAGCCCTGGTCGGCCGGCATGTTCCAGAGGTTCGTCTCGTACTTCTCCCGGTCCTCGTCGGACAGGTCGTCGATTTCGTCCGTCGGCACCCAGAACCCCATGGGCTCCAGGCCCTCCGCGAGGCGGACCTCGTTGCGGGTGATCGAGGTGCGGGCGCGCACCTCGTAGATGCTCGCCTCCTTCTGGGGGTCGAAGTCGCCGTACTCGAACACCACGCGCAAGTCGGGGTGGCACCGTCGCGCGAGCGGGGTGAACACGGCCTCGGAGAGGTGTTGCAGGTCCCCCTGGAGCCCCTCCTCCTTCGCGAGCGCGATCTCCATCCCGCGCCCCCCGTCGCCGCCGAGCCGGGCGCCGCCCCCGCCGTCCCAGGGACGCGCGTTCACGGTGCTCGGGTCCATGCGGTAGATGGCGGACGCCAGCGCGATCTGGAGGGACTGGAAGACCTCGTACATCATCTCGCGGTTCGCGGGCTTGAGGTCGATCTTCTCGATGGCCCCGCCCTCGGGGAGCGGCATGATCGGCGGCTGCCACGCGCGCTTCACGCCCTGGGTGGCGTCGCGGAGCATGTCGGCGAAGGCGTCCACGTCGTCGTCGTGGATGTTCCCGGTCACGCCGAGGATGAACTCGGCCATCATCCCCCGGGTGAAGAAGCTCGCGTTGTAGTCCCAGGTGTTGATGAAGGTGAGGATGATCTCGAGCGCCATCTCCACCTTCGACGGCCAGTAGCCGTTGAGGTTGATGTCCGTCCGGTTCATGGACGGGGCAACGAGGAGCTGGTGCCGATCGTAGGTCTGCTCGACGATGCCGTCGCGCACGAGGCAGAACTCCGCGGTGCGGAGATCCAGCTCCATCTGCGTCGAGAGGAGGTCGAGGGCCTCGTCCTCGGTGAGCGCCGCCGGCGACCACGGGCCGTACCAGTCGGGATGGTCGCTCACCCACTTCTCGATCCAGAGCTGGGTGGGCCACACGAGCGCGGCGTCCACGGGGCGGAACCCGACCACGCGCCGCTTGTCGAGCGCGCTGTAGAGCACCTCGGTCACCGGCCGGTTGAGCGTGAGGAGGTCCTCCTCGAGCATCCCGAGCAGCGGCGAGGTGCTCGTGAGCCCGTAGGTCGGCGCCGGCGCCTCGAGGAGTTTCTCGAACCGCTTGATCCAGGGGTCGAAGCCGTCGGGCGGCTTCGCGTCGAGCTCGTAGTGGTCCTTGTGGACCACGCGCCAGCCGACGTCGCCCCGCCGGCCGGACCATCGCACCGACATCCGGCGGACCTGGGCGTCGCGGGCGTTGTGGATGGCCTGGAGCATGGGGGCGCGCTCGCGGACCATGCGCAGGGTCTCCATCGAGATCGCCCCCCACTTCCCGCTCCCCTTGCGGACGCCGACGCCCCCGGCCTCCCGGGGCATCCACCGCGGCGTGCTGGGGAAGCGCGAGACGGTCATCCGCCGCTGGCGCTCCTCCTGGATGGTGCGGATCGCGTCGGCGGTGAGCGCGACGCCCCCGTCCTTGGTGCGCGTGATCCCCATGTTGGAGAGCGTGTCGTTGGCCGCCTTGCGGAGCTGGGCCGCCTGCGCCAGGCGCGACGTCGGCTGCTCGTTCTTGGGCTTCCTACCAGACATGGCGGCGCTCCTCGCGCGGGGTGTTCTGCACGCGGTACACGGCCCCGCACGTGCACTGGTACTCGCTCGGGAGCGCGATCACGTGGAGGTTGCGGTTGATCTCCACGACGAGCTCCCCGCAGCACTTCCGTCCGTTGAACGAGAACCCGCCGTCCTCCTCGGCCTGGAGCCCAGGATCACGCCGCTTCTGGAGGTAGCGGTTGCGCCGGCGCCCCTCCCCGTTCGCCTCGTCGAGCAGCTCGACGACGAGCTCGGCGTCGCCCTTCGGGTCGGCGATCTTCACGAGCGTCGGCCCCATCGCCTTCGGGTACGGCGACGAGCGGTCGTCGTCCACCTGCCCGGTGAGCATCGAGAGGAGCGCCGACGAACTGGACGACGAGATCATCGCCTACCTCCTACCCGGCCGGACGCGGACGCGCTGGACGCCCGATGCGAGAGAGTGCCACGTCGCAGTACCCGTTGGCGTGCGCGAAGTGAGGGTCGAGCCCAACGTGGTCGGCGACCACCTTGTACTCCCCCCGTCGCTCGGCGTCCTCGCTCGTGTACTCCTTGCGGAAGGCGATGCACTGGAGGTGCTCGAAGTAGACGTCGCGGCAGATCGGCACCGGCGACATCCGCCCGACGCGCAGCCCCGCGGTCAGCACCACCTTCCCGCCCTGGGTGGGGAGCGACTGGATGAGCCCGGTGGGGTCCGGCACCTCGTTCAGGCGCCGCTTCCACCGTCCCAGGCTCCACTGGAGCGCCTTGGTGCGGTTGATGTGCACGTTGAACTTCCACTTGGCGTCCTCGCCGGCCTTGCGCTGCCCCGCGGCGGCCACCTCGCGGTCCTTCCAATCCACCATCGGGGTCTTCCCGCCGGTGTAGACCGCGAGCCACACCCGGCCCTCGAACGCCTTGGCGAAGCGGTGCGCCTCGTTCCAGTGCGGCGCCGAGTCGATCACGGCCACGCGCACGTCGAACCGCTCCATGAGCTTCGCCGTCTCCTTCCACGGGTCGTCGCCGTGGACGATCTCGAGGTGGATGGTCCGGTACTTGCCGTTCGGCGCGAGCTGCTTGATCACGACGACGTTGTACCCGCCCTGACAGTCCATCCCGAGGGCGGTGTTCTTCACGTACTTCCTGCGCCAGGCGTCCGACTGGCGCGCCGCCCACCGCGCCTCGGAGGTGACGCACGAGGCCAGGTGCTCGGGCTGCACCGGCTGCCTCTCCTTGTCGATGTAGGGGAGGCCCACCATCGAGTTCCAGATTTCCTGGATGTCCACCGGCTCGTTCGGGCGCTCGGCCTTGGAGAGGCACCGCGCGGCGCTGTAGGTCGGGCTGATGAGCTGGGGCATCTGGTAGGAGTGCACCCAGACGCCCGGGTTGTGCGGCTCCCACCAGCCGGAGCGCGGATCGGTGATGATCGTCCCGCACTTCGGGCAGATGAACGCGGCCTCCCCGTACTGCGCGATCTGCTTCTCGCTCATGCCGAGGTAGGGGAGCCCGGCGTGCGAGAAGGCGTGCGCCACCTTCGCCTTGAGCGCGGGCGTCGCGGTCTTGAGGTCGGCGATGCAGTTGGGGTAGGTGAGCGAGAGCACCACACCGTCGGCGCAGCCGCACTCGGTGTGGAAGTACCGTTGATCCCCGCGCATGAACGCCGCGTGGATGTCCGAGTTGGGGTAGAACGCCGTCGAGACCTTGATGTTGATCGGGTCGTGCTGGGCGCTCGTCCGCTCCTCGGCGCGCTGCATGTCGCCGTAGGACATCCGGCGCACCTCGTCGAAGAACACCCCCTTCATCGGGAGGCCCTCGGTCGAGGTCTTGCCCCGCACCGACATGAAAAAGAACGTGCTGGCGCCGAAGGTGCGCGTGAACACCTGGTCGGAACCCTTCTCCGCGGCGCCCCCCTTGTCCGCGATCACCCGGTTCCCCAGGTACGGCTTGAGCTCGGGGGCCGACTTCACGAACGGCGCGAACCGCTGCGACGAGAACGCGGCGGCGAGCGGCTGGTCGGGGAAGTAGTACCCGAGCAGCGCCCCCCAGTGCACGATGCCGGAGCGCAGGAACCGCGCGAGCAGCCGCGCGCTCTTCCCGGTCTGGGCGCCGGCCATGAGCACCTGCTCGGGGTGCTCGTCCTCGAACACCTCGGCCATGTGCTTGTAGCCGTCGAAGTCGAACGCGCGCCCGTCGATCTTGAGGTTGTAGCGGCGCACGAACTCGAGGTCGTTCTCGGTCGGGTCGAGCTTCGGGCGGTCGTTGGACGAGAACGCCTCCAGCATCGCGGCCGTCAGCTCGCGTGCCAGCTCCACCGACACGGGCTGCACGCCCTACCCCTTCGCGGAGGCGTCGGCCTCCTCGCCGAACTTCACGATCTCGAGCTGGGTATCCTCCACGATCTTCGCGAGGTCCCGGAGAAACTCGGCCTGCTTGCTCGGGGGGAGGTGCTTGCGCACCAGGCCCGAGACGCGCTCGGCGAACCGGCGCATGATCGGCACGGCCCCGCGCACGAGGATCTCGGCCACCTTCTCCTGCTTGGCGGCCAGCGCCACGGTGCGCGCGTGGGCGTTCGCGTTGCTCACCACCCGCTCGGCGTACACGGCGCGGAGCTCGTGGAGCGCGGCCTCCACCTGGTCGTCGGTGGGCTCGGCGTCGCCCTCCAGCTTGAGGAACCGGCGCGCCATCCGCACGCCGTCCTCCCAGCGGGGTTGCCACGGCATCTCCTCCAGCGCCACCTGCGACACCGCGGCGGCCCGGTGCACGTCGAGGAGGTGAGGATCGGCGAGCAGCTCGTCCAGCCGAGCCCGCGTGGTCTCGTCCGCGTACCGGGCGCGCAGGCGAGAGCTGGTGAGCCCGTGGGTGATCTTGTGCTCCCCCGTGGCCGTCCCCCCGTGCATCCTGCACCGCGTCGAGCCGGCCACCGGGTCGGACGGGCAGAACCCGCCGTCGCGCGTCTTCGCGTTGCACTTCCCGGTGGTCGGCTCCTTGGTGCTCACGGGCTACGCCTGGGGCAGCTTCGCCACGATGCGCGCGATCACGGCCCGCCGCTCGGCGGGGATGCTCTCGTCGCCCTGGAGCGCGCGCTCGGCGAGCTTGCGCATCTCCCACGGCGGGAGCGTGCGCAGCGCGAGCACCTCGAGGCTCTCCTCCCGGTCGTAGCCCTGCCGGAGCAGCTCGACGTAGGCGATCCGGTCGGTCCCGGGGGGCGGCCGGTGCTTCTTCGGGAGGTTGAGCCGCGGGTCGCTGGTGTCGCGGGGGCGGCCCTTCGGCCCCCACACGGCGAGCTCCTGCGCCTTCTGGCGGTCGCGCAGATCCTCGGCTGGCCGCGCAGGCGGGGGGGGAGCCCGGAGCGTCGCGCAGTCGGCCTCGTGGGGGAGCGTGCCGCCCTCCCCGTCCGAGCAGTTGCCCGCGCAGTCACACGCGGGCGCCGGTGCCGGTGCCGGTGCCGGCCGGCGCGGGGGCTCCGGTGGAGGTGGGGGAGGCGGCGGGGCGGTCCGCCGCTGGGGCGGCTCGGGGTCCATGCACGCGAAGCTCGCGAGGAGGAAGAGGGGCAGCAGCACCTACGCCTCCTTGATGGCGTCGAGACCGACGCCGAGCTCGTCGAGGCGGCCGAGCACCACGGACGCCGGCGTGCTCTTGGTCACGCCCTCCACGCCCACGGCCTTGAGCCCCGCGAGAGTCATCTTACCGATGGCGCCGTCGCAGGAGCCGATGAACTGCCCGGCGAGGAGCAGGCGCGCCTGCACGAGCCGCTCGAGCTTCGCGTCGCCCTGGTACGTGCCCGCGAGCACGCAGCCGGTGAACGCGGTGAGCGCGTAGGCCTGGCGGTACGCGGGGTCCTTCTTCGACGCCGCGCGGAACAGGTCGTAGACCACCTGGAGCGGCCCCAGCCGGTCGAAGTGCCAGCACTCCGACTGCCCGCGGTCGGGGTGGGCGATGATCGGCCGGAGCCCGTAGTCCTCGGCGAGGTCCCAGAACACGCCGAGCTGGGCGTCCTCGGGAACGCCGGGGAAGTCGAGCGCGTAGGCGTCGATGTCGATGGCGCCGCCCCACTGGTGGTTGCTCTCGCCCGGCTTCGCGACGAACGTGGTGCGCATGACCTCGGCGCGCCAGCCGCGCGAGCCGGGATCGGGGCGGCCCGCGTTGACCCAGGTATCGTACTTGGCGCGCTCGCTCGCCTGGAAGCTCCACAGGCGCCGCACCTCGGTCAGGCGCAGGCCACCCGAGCCCTTCGCCTTCATCGCGGCGTCGAGGCGCACCAGCGCGTCGGCCATGCCGGGGGTGCAGGTCCACACCTCGGGGTTCTTGCGGGCCATCGCTGCCACCGAGAGGAGCTTCTCGTACTTCCACGGACGGCCCGCGTCGTCGCGGGCCTTCCCGGGGAGGCCGTAGGAGGTGGCGAGCGTCCCGGGTACGGGCACGAGCTCGATGATCGTGGGGGAGGG